GAAGGAAGCCTGCCTTTGACAATAATGTGGACACCAGTGCCGGATGTACTTTTTTCAGCATAGCTGTCAAAAGTTTCGTAGATTTTTTGATGCCGGACAAGTTGTTCGGGAGTGCAGGGGGCATGGGGTTTATTATCAAGGTCTATGATACTATAACCGTCATTATTTAAAATAAAACCTATTCCCTCGAAATTTCTTGCTGCTTGAATAGCTGTTACAAAATCAACCCAATGAGCTGGATTTGTAACACTTGCTTTATTGCCATTTGGGGAATATGGGACTTTTGTTTGTTTGCCGTCAATAAACTCATATCTCCAATTAATCCATCTTTGAAGTCGCTGCAACTCCAAAGGAATATTATTCCATTGTTTATTCATTTTGCATCCTTTGGCAACAGGGCACCAACTTTTGCACGGAATTGGCAATTCATACAAAGTACCCGAAACCCTTCAGGATATTTATTAGCACGAAGCCAAAAATAAATATTCATGTATCTATTTTTTATTTCTTCTCTATGTTTTCCTCCACCTCCGTTTATATGGTCAATGCTTAAAACAACCATTTCATTTTCACCACAACCTGAACATTGACAGCCACCATAAGCTTTAAAAGCATCCAGTTTAGCATTATCTCTTCTTTGTTTACTTAATTTTTTACCTGCTCCTTCATTCCAATATTTTGTTTGAGCAGCACTTCTACATTTTTTACAACCGTTAGCCAATCCATCCTTGTGTCTTTTATTATTACCATGGGTTTCTAATTCCCCACACCATCCGCAGATTTTAATGTTATTTAGCATAGCAGTCCCCTTTATATGAGTTTGCTGCCAGTTAAATGCTCATACAGGTATGCCACTCTATTCACGCTAGGATTTTTGAATGCCCCGGCAAGAAATTTTTTCAACCAATAGAACGAAATCTTGGTTTGTGAATGGATTTCGAAAAGATCCTTATTTTTTAACAGTTCAATGGTTGCCAGCATTAAAGTGCCCGGCTGGTCAAATGATGCCTTTTTCATTGTTATGGTCTCTCGGTTGATTGGGGATTGTCCCCATTATAATGGTATGTAACCTTATCGTACAAGCAGTATAATGAAATACAATAAGGTTGACATTATAAAATTGTAAGGGTATAGTTAAATCTCACTCAATAAAGGGAATCAAAATGACACCGGAACAAACATCAAAGTTAGTCGAATGGAACACTGCCCGCCTTAAAGTGGATGAAATCAAATGGGTTATCGCAGCAGAACAAGCCCTCCGTAAGGAAATCATGGTGATGTTTTTCCCTAAACCTGTTGAAGGCAGCAAAAACATCATTGAACTCAATGACGGCTGGAAACTCAAATTCACTTATAAATTGGATCGCAAAATTGACGAAGCGGCTTTGCCGGCTGTAGAGGACAAACTTCGGGAAATGGGTGTCAATTCTGATCTTTTGGTGAAGCTAGTTCCCCAATTGGAAACAGCAGTTTATAAATCACTCGGAATTACCAATCCAGAAGCAAAAAAAGTGTTCGAAGAGGCTTTGATTATTAAGCCCGGTTCACATACACTGGAATTAGTTGCACCTAAAGAATCTTAATCAAGGAGAAACAAAATGAACATTGAAATTGAACACATGACCCTGAAACAGATCCGTGAAATTCAAGCACTCACAATTGGGATTGTTAAAAACTCTTATCCATCTTATTATCCTGTTGGAAAGAATGTCATTGTCCGTACTGTGACAATGATTTATACAGGCCGGCTTGAGTCTGTGACGGATAGTGATTTGATTTTGGTTGACTGCTCTTGGATTCCGGACACTGATCGCTTCATGCAATTTGTGGCGGAGGGCAAGGTTAAAGAATGTGAACCTTACCCTGACGGCTTGCCTGTCTATATTAACCGGGGCGCTCTGCTTGATATGTGTGAACTGCGAAGAGATCTTCCCCGGAGCCAAAAATGAATGCTGTGATGCTCCAGGAAAATTGGTTGCGGTCGAAGTCGGGAACGGGATCGGGGTCTGGAACGGGATCGGGGTCGGGGTCGCGGTCGAAGTCGGGGTCGGGGTCGCGATCGCGGTCGAAGTCGTGGTCGGGGTCGGGGTCGTGGTCGGGGTCGCGGTCGCGGTCGCGGTCGCGGTCGCGGTCGCGGTCGGGGTCGCGGTCGCGGTCGGGGTCGTGGTCGTGGTCGCGGTCGCGGTCGGTGTCGTGGTCGGGGTCGGGGTCGCGGTCGTTATGAAAAAGACTGTCGAAAGGCTTCTCTACCCGAAACGCTTTGCTTTTTCCATAGCTGTCATGACGGGAAACCGGCCACCTTCTGTTCTACCTGTTTGGAGAAAATAAATGGGAATTCTTGATTATGTAAGTTCTTCAACTGCTCGCAGTGGCATCCGTGCCATCATAAGCGGCGTCGAAAAAGTAGGTAAAACTACTCTGCTTTGCAATGCACCTCGAACTCTTTTGGTGCCGCTTGAACAAGGGTTTGCTGGAGTCAGTGTCAACAAAACTCCAATGCTGGAATCTTATTCCGATTTGATTCAGCTTATGGACGAAATCATTGTTCAAGTCCAGCAGCAGACTTTTCCTTATCAAACGCTCGGTTTCGACAGTGCCACAGCGTTGGAACGGCTAATCCATGATGCTGTTCTTGCTAGTGACCCAGCTTGGGCAAAAGGCAACAAAAAAGCTATTACAATGGAATCTGCACTCGGCGGCTATGGTAAAGCCTATCAATATGCAAACGAACTTTTCCATGGTTTCCTTCAACGTTGCGACTGGCTGGCAAATAAACAGATCAATATTCTTCTAACTTGTCACGTTTTCGCGGCAAAGGTGCTTGACCCGACTGCCGGCGAGTATGACACTTATGACTTACTATTGCATTCACCGAAGAACCAAAAGGCATACGGCAAACGGGAAATGCTTACTCAGTGGGCAGATATGATTGCTTTTCTTCACGAACCAATTTTCGTGTCCGAGGGCAAAGCCATGAACAAAGCTATCAGCGCCAACCGAGGCCGGATAGCTGGTTTGACCAGAACACCCGGTTACGTTGCCGGCAATCGTTACGGAATTGAAGGGGAGTTGGCTATTCCCAAAGAAGCCGGATGGAATCATATTGCAAATATTATTTATCAAACTTGTGGTTTGGATTACTTTAACCGTGATTGATTTTAACCAGTAGCATCTTTTAACCAAGAAGGAGATTTAAAATGGGAGCTGTAATAAATTTCGATGCCTCAACCGTTGCCCCGGCAGTTGCCCCGGAAGCAATCCCGGCAGGCTGGTATCAAATGTATATGTCTGCTTCGGAAATGAAACCGACCGCGGATGCTCAAGGGTCTTACCTGAGCTGTGAGTTCTCGATTCTTTCCGGTGAGTTTGCCAATCGCAAATTCTTCGACCGGATGAATCTTGTAAATAAGAACGCCCAAGCGGTCGAGATTGCCTACAAGAGTTTGTCTGCAATCTGCCATGCTACCGGCGTCATCCAAGTTGCTGACAGTTCCGCCCTTCACAATCGTCCATTGATGGTGAAACTGAACTTGCAACCTGCCGGCCCGGGAAAAGACGGTCAGCATTACGATGCCCGAAACGAAATCAAGGGCTACAAAGCTCTTGAAACAAATAGTGCCCCTGCCTTTACTGCTGCTCCGGTTGTTCCTCCGTCTGTTGTGACACCTACTCCGGCTGCTTGGGCACCGCCTGTTGCACCTGTTGCCCCAGTTGCACCGCCTGTTGCTTGGGCACCGCCTGTTGCACCTGTTGCCCCAGTTGCACCTGCTGCAGCACCACCATGGGCGGCTGCTCCTGTTGCCGCTGTACCTGTTGCCCCAGCCGCACCAGCTCCGGTTGCTCCAGCTCCTGCTGTTGCGGCTGTACCACCTTGGCAACAGCCGATAGCTTAAGGTAAAACCATTGCATCTTCGAAAGAGGGTGCTTTGGGGAAGCGGAACACAGTTTCGTAATTGCCCGGTGAGAACACTGGCACGCTTCCCCAAAGTTAATGACGGTATAATAAAAGGAAATAAACTCAATGCGACCAGACATTTTATGGGAATTGATCGAAGGTATTGAAATGTTGCCCATTAAGATTTGTCCAATGAGCCCAACTCGTGCCAAGAAATTATTCCTCGACAGATTTAAACAAATTGAGGCAAGAAAATGCAACTAGCAACCAAAACTCTCCAAGCTATCGAAGAAGCCTTGCAAAAAGATCAAGGTGCTAAATTCAAAGGCTTGCTTGGTCAACTTATGCCGCTTGCCGGCGATGCCTATTCTACCAAGGAAGACGACTGGCGTGACCATCTTGGAGCGTCTTTAATTGGCCGGGAATGTGCTCGTTCGTTATGGTATTCATTTCGCTGGGCAACTCTAAAAAGATTCGACGGTAGGATGATTCGTCTGTTCAACCGCGGTCACTTAGAAGAGCCGCGTTTTGTTGCCTTATTGGTGATGATAGGCTGTGAAGTTTGGCAGGTAAATGATGTTGGCAAGCAATTTCGAATCAGGGGCCACCGTGGGCATTTTGGGGGATCATTAGACGGTGTTGCCCGGGGTATCCCTGATATTCCAAATGAACCTGTCCTTACTGAATTCAAGACCCATGGGGAAAAGTCTTTTCTCAAGTTGGTTAAGGAAGGTCTGATTGCCGCCAAGTGGGAGCATTTTGTCCAAATGCAAGTCTACATGGGCAAGAATTCTCTAAACTGGGGACTATACTGTGCCATCTCCAAGAACACCGATGAACTGCACATGGAACTGATTCAATTTGATCCTACACAATACCAACGGTATCTCGATCGTTCAGCAATGATTATCGATTCCATTGAACCGCCGCCAAAGATCAACAATAGTCCGGGATGGTTTGGTTGCAGATTGTGTGACCATAAATCTGTTTGCCACAGTGGGGAAATTCCTGCTGAAAACTGCCGAACCTGTGTTCATAGCCGTGTTGGGGACGAAGGACTGTGGTTTTGTATGGAACCAACAGCGGATGCTGCTTTTGGGGACAATCCGGAGATTACACCCGAAGACCAACGCCTTGGTTGTGAACAATATGAAGCCAATCCTGTTTTCAAGAAATGATTCTTCGGGACTATCAGGACGCGGCTGTTGCTAGCATCTTCGCTTATTTTGAATCTGGGGGCAAAGGCAATCCAATTGTGGCCTGCCCGACCGGAACAGGTAAAAGCCTAATAATTGGCGACTTCATCCGTCAAGCCTGTTTTCGGTATCCTTCAACTAGAATAATGAAGCTAACCCATGTTCGCGGCATCTTGGGCCAGAACTTGGAAAAGCTGCTGGCTCTTTGGCCGACTGCTCCTGCTGGTGTTTATTCTGCTGGCCTGAAACGAAAGGATGTCGGCTTCCCTATCATCTTCGGCGGTGTTGGAACAGTGGTTCGGGCCAATGTGGAAATATTTGGTCGAATTGATCTTTTATTGATAGACGAATGTCATTTGCTTTCACCCAAAGAAAGCAGCATGTACCAGAAGGTAATCGCCCGTTTGAAGGCGATTAACCCATCCTTGAAGGTTATCGGTTTTACTGCTACACCATACCGCCCCGGGCAAGGGACATTAATAGATGAAGGGGGTTTATTCACCGACATTTGTTTTGACTTGACTGGCATGGTAGCGTTTAACTGGTTATTGGATCAAGGCTACCTGTCTCATCTCATTCCCAAAAGAACAAATATAGAATTGGATGTTACAGGAGTTCACACAACTGCCGGTGATTACAAGCAAGACGAACTTCAGGCGGCAGTTGACCGCCCTGATGTAAACCATGCCGCTATACAGGAAATGATTTATTGGGGGCATGAGCGTAAACATTGGTTAGTCTTTGCATCAGGTATAGAACACGCAATCCATGTGTCCAATATGTTAAACGATCAAGGGATTTCAGCAACTTTTGTTCATTCCAAGATGTCGGACACAGAATGTGATGCCAACATTCTGGCGTTCACTCAAGGCAAATATCAAGCCATGGTCAACAACGGGATCTTAACAACAGGCTTCGACTTTCCCGGTATTGATTTAATAGGCATGCTTCGGCCAACAAAGTCAACGAATTTGTGGGTGCAGTGTTTGGGTAGAGGAACCAGACCTGTTTATGCCTTAGGATGTGATTTAAGTACAGCCGAAAGCCGCCTAGCTGCCATTTCTACTGGGCAAAAGCCGAATTGTCTAGTTTTGGATTTTGCAGGAAATACTAGACGGCTCGGCCCCATCAATGACCCGGTATTGCCCCGTAAAAAGGGAAAAGGTAGCGGTGAAGCGCCTGTTAAAATTTGCGAAGCATGTGGAACGTATATTCATGCTAGCTTACGGTTCTGTCCTCATTGTGGAACAGAATTTCCAAGAGAATTAAAAATAGCGGGATGGGCGGGAACAGATGAGTTAATTACCACAGGGGATGTGCCTGTCACTGAAAAATTCAAAGTTGAAAGAGTTGTCTACAATGCCCATTATAAGGAAGGGCGTCCGCCTAGCATTAAAGTTAGTTATTTCTGCGGATTACGGATGTTCAAAGAATTTATTTGTCTGGAACATCAAGGTTACGCTAGAAGAAAAGCTAGGGAATGGTGGAGAGAAAGAAGTCTAGGGGAAAAGCCGCCAGAAACAACTGCTGAGGCGTTGACCATGTTTGACTTTTTGCGTACTCCAAGCCATATAAACGTATGGTTGAAAAAAGGTAGCTATGATGAAATTATTGGTTATGATTACGAAAGGGTAGAATGATGGCACACGTGATAAAACCTGTACCAATGTTAAGCCGGGAAGCTGCTGAATTTCTTCATCAAGACTTGGTAAAACGGCAAGTGATTATGAGTTGTTTAAATTGTGATGAGTGGACAGGTATTAGCTGTTCCAAGTATAGAATGATGCCACCTCCAGAGGTGTTGGTCTTTGCTTGTGAAAACTGGTGCCCGGACATACCTTTTTAAGTGTGTTGATCCCTATTCATTAAAACAATGTTGCGATAGAAAATTTAGTCTTCCAAAGTGAAAATAGATGTTGATTAGTTGATTGGATGATATATAATTTAGTCATGGGTAAGGGGAACAGGCCAAACCTTAAACTTCCAACAGCCAATTAGGAGATTAAAATGAACACTATCAAAATCAGCCAAGCCGTCGCAAACACCATTCAGGAAATTCGTGATGCTGGCAAAACCCCTTGGATCATTATCAACGAGGATTACTTGGTTGCCTTCTACACTGGACGCACCCAAGCACGTGAAGGCAAAGCTGCCAACAACTTCGCTGGTCAAATCGTCAAAGCAGACGACCTCAACTTCGAAGTGATCAAGCCTTTGACACCTCCGGTTGCCCACGTTGAACCGGAATTGGATGCCGCTGGTGAAGAAGTGGGCGAAGTCGAGGACATGGATGTCACCGGAAATTTCGAAGATGACATCAAAAACCCTACCAAGGTCACTACCCCATTACTTCACAAATCTGAAATCGAAAATCCTTGCAAACGGGTTTTCTGGATCGCTGACGAAATGTTCGCAGCTAATGCCGGCACCAAACGCCGTGAAGTGCTTGCTCGTTGTGTAGCCGAGGGAATTGCCTTCTACACCGCCCGCACCCAATATCAATCGTGGTTGCAAGTTCGCAAGGAAATGGCCGATCGTGAGGCAAAGCAAAATGTCAAAAAATAAATCCTACGGGATTGGCAACCTCGGCGGTCGGGGTTGTCATCCCCTCGACCCAACCGGAGAAATATATGGGCCGACACATTGGCCCCTTCCCCAACTTCACGAAGGAGGAAACGCTATGAAATACCTAATATTGGATTCTTCCACTCTTGAAAGTTCCAAGGTTTTGTGCGTTGCCCAAGATGCTGAACGTGCAAATCTGTTGGCTAAAATTGCTACAGCAGGGAACGATAGCGTCTCGGTTTTCCCGCTCGAAGGCCGCAGCTTCAGCAAGCTAGAAAAGTTGCAGCTTCAGTATGTGTTTTGGAACAATTTTCAAATCGCCCCGCCAGAAGATTACGCTGAGTTGCTTCGTGAATGTTTAGCTCGCTTTTCGGAATACCCTGTGGATAGTGTTCCCGTTTCCGCTTTGCTTGTTGCTGTTCGTAAACTCTATCCCAACGAAGAAACAAACCCGATTCCCAAGGGTAAACCCAGTGAGGTGACACCAACACGACCTCGAGCCGTTTCGACAACTGGTCGTGTCTGGGAACTGGCGGATGTGTGTTTTGCAAAAGTTGGCAATGTATTTACGCCAGAGCTCCGCAAGAATGTGATTGCGGCCTGTACGGTTGACGGTATCAACGAATCGACGTCATCTACTCAATATTCACGTTGGAAGAAAGCAAAGGAGCAAAGCATCTAAATAGTTTGTTCTGTACTCTTGTTTTAAGTGGCACAATGAGTTAATATCTAAAGATGGGAACCGGGATTGGAACCCATACCCAAATCAACCAAGGAGAAATAAAATGTCTACCGCCGCACCTGCCGAAAAACCTGTTGCCGAAAAGCCTGCCAAGCCTGCCAAGATCGAACAAAACGGCGTTGTGCGTCCGAACACCGGAACGGCCACCGGGCGCGTCTGGGAAATCGCTGATGCCATGTCCAAAGCTGCCGGCGCACCCGCTGCACGCGGAGCTGTTGTCGACGCTTGTGTTGCCGAAAGCATCAACCCTTCCACCGCTGCCACACAGTATGGTAAATGGTGCAAGTTCTTCGGCATCAAGGCCGATGACAAGCCCAAGCGCGTCCCCGCGGAAAAGCCTGCCAAAGCTCCGAAGGAACCCAAAGCTCCGAAAGCTCCAAAGGTTGCCGCTGCTGCTGATGCAACTGTTGTGCCTGCTGCTGAATAAGTCCCGACTGGTTGTTGGGGAATTAGGCTTCGGCCGACTAACCTGCACCGGGTAAGTGTGCAGGGCTTACAAGCGAGACAGTTGTTTTAGGATTGGTAAGGTTTATCCCCCTTTTCCTGCCAAAACTTCTTCAGCTGTCTCCCTTGTAGGTGAAACAAAAGCCTGATGTATTATCATGTAAACTTAATTTCTGCTGCAGCACTTATTGAGAGCATTCAGGTGGCCCCGCTAGTCCCGAGGGCGAAGAGACAGTACCCACAACCGGCAGGAATACTGCCGGGCTTAGGGGCTGGATTATCGGGAAGAGAGACAAACCTCAGTTTCACTTACTTCAATCCTCTCAAGGACAGTTCGGCAAGGGCTGATCCTCTTTACCCCGCTTCACCGCGGGGTTCTTTTTGCCCTTCATTTATGTTCTAAATGTCTATTGTATAGTTCTGTCCATGGTTATATAATTAAGGCTGTCCAATGGAGATAATTATGAATGAGCAGAAGCCTGAAAAAAAGAACCATCGTCCGGATGGGATTCTGGAAGTGCATTCCATTTTTTACACCATTCAAGGTGAAGGCCCATTTGCCGGGGAACGGGCAGTTTTTATAAGGTTGGCGGGATGCAATTTAATGTGTAAATTCTGCGACACTGATTACACCTCAACCCGTTACCCAATGCACCCTGAAACCATTCGTTCGCTAGTGGAAGAACAAGCCAAACCGAGTGAAGGACATCTTGTGGTTATTACAGGCGGCGAGCCAATGAGGCAGAACCTCGGCCCTTTGTTGGAGTTGCTTTCTGGTGCGTATCGAATCCAGATCGAGACCAATGGCACAATTTATCAAGATGTTCCATACGGTGTTACTGTTATTTGTAGTCCAAAGACAAACATGCTCGCTCATAATATGGCAGGGCGAGTTGATGTCTTCAAGTATGTTCTAGATAGAACCAGCCTCAGCAAAAAGGACGGTTTACCTTTGACTGCTTTGGGGCATTCTGCTAAACGCGGTCTTGCCCGGCCACCTTTTTTCTTCCCTAATGAAGACATTTACCTTCAACCGATTGATGTTCAAGATGTTGAAGAGAACAAAAAGCATTTGGCGGCAGTAGCAAAAAGTGTAATGGATCATGGCTATAAATTGGGCGTTCAACTGCACAAACTTTTGGAGATGGAGTAAATGAAAACAAAATGCTTAGTCGTGGCATCGGGAGGTCAAGACTCAACAACGTGTCTTTTCTGGGCAAGAGAGAAATTTGATGAAGTTCATGTTGTAACATTTGATTATGGACAACGGCATCGAATTGAAATTGATGCCGCCCGGAAAGTGGCAGAAATGGCCGGGGTTGCTTCCCATGAAGTGGTCGAGGTTCCCAATTGCCTTATTTCATCTTCGCCGCTTACCAGCGGGAACGAACTCGAGAAATACGAAAACATCAAGCAGATGGACAAAACCATCGGCAACAGAAGGGAAAAAACCTTCGTCCCGATGCGAAATGCTTTGTTTTTAACCATCTCTGCCAACCGCGCTGAAGCAAATGGAATTCCAAATCTGGTTACGGGAGTTTGCCAAGCAGACCTTGGAAATTATGACGATTGTCGTCAGGTTTTTATTGACAGCACTATGGACTATATTAACAAAGCTCTTGGCCATGACCATCGGGGAACCCAAAAAATTGTAGTCCATACTCCCCTTATGAACCTGTCTAAAGCTGAATCTGTCAAACTTGCAATGTCCCTCACCGGCTGCTGGGAAGCCTTAGCCTTCACGCACACTAGCTATGACGGCTGCTACCCACCAACAGACATGAATCACGCCAACGTGCTTCGAGCTCATGGTTTCGAACAAGCTAATTTACCTGACCCGCTGGTTGTCCGGGCTTGGCGGGAAGGTTTGATGGCCTTGCCTGAAACTGTCAATTACAACATTGTTCGCGGGGAGGTAAGTTCCAATGAGGAAGCAAACAACAAAAGCACCAAAACGGTATGCTCGCCCGGCTTGGGCTTTTCCGGGCGGAAGAGATAGCGGCAGCGATCTTGTGCCTTCAAACATAGAAGACTACATCCGTACGTTTAGCCGCCTGAACAGTCTTCGGGCTTCCGCCTACCTGCTCAACGAAAAGGTGATAACAGCGTGAGCCGTTCCAACAAAGGAAAAACCTATCTTGAAATCTATGGCACAAACAATCCCCCTTGTGGTTTCAAAAAAGGTCATCAACTAAAGCCGGATGCCGTCGCCAAGTTGTCGAAGAGTATGAAAAAAGCATGGGCTGATGACCGGATGAAAGGTTATCCAAAATCACCAGAAACCAGAGCAAAAATGGCGGAAGCTCGCCGACTTTATTGGGAGAAGAAAAGAAATGCTAACAGCAGACAGGTATCATGATATTTCAGTTGGACACAGAGTTGCTGGGCATGAAAGCAAATGCCGGCATCTTCACGGACACAATTATCGAATCCATTTTTTTGTGTCTGCACCGGAACTGGATAAAGTTGGCCGGGTGATGGATTTTTCTATCATCAAAGAAAAGCTGTGTATGTGGCTGGAGGACAATTGGGATCACAAGTTCTTGGCATGGAAAAATGATACTATTATGCTAGGAATTTTCAACACAGCCGCAATTGAAGATGGGAAAGGGGACATTCTCGGAGAAAGCATCGTGTGGACACCGTTCAACCCCACAGCAGAACAGATGGCGAAACATCTAGTCAACTTCGTCGGCCCTCAACAGCTTGCCGGCACAGGTTGCACACTGGTCAAGGTTGTAATCGAAGAAACACGCAAATGCTCGGTCACATATACACTGGAGAATAAATAATGGAACAGTTGAATCATAATGATGTGATGGAGTTGGCGCTAATATTGTCAGAACGCATGAGGGCCAATGTTGGCTCATTGAAAAAACCCATAGCTATTTTCCCAATTCCATGTGGCGGGATTCCAGCAGCATACGCTCTCCGAAGTGTTTCTCCCCGGATTGTAATTGTCCTTACACCAGAAGAAGCTGATTGTTTTGTTGATGACATTATTGATAGTGGTTCTACCGTGCGAAAATGGTGCAACGATTTCCCCGGCAAGCCATTTTTTGCATTGATTGACAAAACTGATCCGGGTTCAAAATGGAAGAATTCATGGATCACTTGGCCGTGGGAAGGTGATAACGAAAGTTTAAAGGACGACAGCATTGTTGGCACTCTTACCAATCGTATTAAAGATGCAGGTGCTCCGTTCCATGCTAACGATAATATTGCTCGCTTCGTTAGCAGTGTTGAAATGGATATCTTACAAATAGAAATCGAAAAGAGGATGCAGCATCTTCTTCGTGGCATGCTGATTGATGTTGATAATGACCACAATACCAAAGGAACCGCCAAACGTGTTGCCAATATGTATTTGCGTGAAGTATTCAAAGGTCGTTATCTCGAGTCTCCTGTCATTACCGATTTTCCAAATGCCAAGAACTTGGATGAAATGTATTCGGTTGGCCCAATTAGTATTCGTTCAGCATGTAGTCATCACTTTGCCCCGATTATTGGCCATTGTTGGATTGGTATTATCCCCGGTGATCGAGTTATTGGTTTATCAAAATTCAACCGTATTGTAGATTGGATTGCTTCACGGCCTCAAATTCAAGAAGAAATGAGCATGCAGATTGCCAATTTCATTGAGGATCAAATTCAGCCTCTTGGGTTGGCTGTTGTTGTTCAAGCTACTCATATGTGTATGACTTGGCGTGGTGTTAAGGAACCAATGGAATCCAAAATGACCAATAGCATCATGAGAGGTCTATTTCGAGAAAAGGCTGAAGCCCGTGCCGAATTTATGGCATTGATTAAATAAATGAAATTTTGCAGAGCATGTCTTCAAACCCTTCCGGATTCTAGTTTTCCAGTTTCCTCTGGGGTTTCTTATTCTAAGGGGACATGCATTCGTTGACTCTTTAGATTAACTCGACTATAATTTAATCATTGGATGGTTAATTAAAGAAGTATTTTTAATTTAAAGGAAAAGAAAATGCAAATCATAGAAGAACTACTCAAAGAGAAAAGCGCAAGCACATCAGATATTGCGTGGTTCACGGAACACTTCCCCGATGGCGGCGAGTATCAGGACGTGCTGAACAAAGCGGCTGAGACTGATAAACCGAACTGTGCGAACTGGCTGCTCACGAAGTTTGGAGCGACTGACGCCGTTCTTGAAGTCGAAAACCTGGAAGGTAAGCACTTCTTTTTCGCGGGGTCAATCCGCGTAAGCGGTTCTATCTCTCTTTCCGGGTATCTCCGTGCAGGCTGGGGCATCGAAGCGGGCAACGGCATCGAAGCAGGCAACAGCATCAAAGCGGGCAACAGCATCAAAGCAGGCTGGGGCATCGAAGCGGGCAGCGGCATCGAAGCGGGCAACGGCATCGAAGCAGGCAACAGCATCAAAGCGGGCAACAGCATCAAAGCGGGCAACAGCATCAAGGCAGGCTGGGGCATCAAAGCGGGCAACAGCATCAAAGCAGGCTGGGGCATCGAAGCGGGCAGCGGCATCGAAGCGGGCTGGGGCATCGAAGCGGGCAGCGGCATCGAAGCGGGCTGGGGCATCGAAGCGGGCAGCGGCATCGAAGCAGGCAACAGCATCAAAGCGGGCAACAGCATCAAGGCAGGCTGGGGCATCAAAGCGGGCA